TTCTCCTTATATTGATGTTCAAGTTCGTTCAAGATTGGCTAACTTACGTGCGGAACTGATCAATTATCGTGGAGAAAAAAATGAAGGAACCTACTTGTTTACTCTTGATTGGTCCTGGGAGTCGAAATCAACTCTGAATACTAATTTCAGTGAGACTCCAGAGCATAAATGTGCCCATTTCTTTAAAATGGATAATGGAAACTTCTATGCTTATCCAAATAATAAGATTTTATGGTACGATGATGCCTGGACAAAGAACAGGATTACCAAAAATCCAGGGTATGAAATCGATTTAACCGAATATTCAGTTGAAAATCGTCGAAAAATCGAAACATCAGACGATTTTATGTACGAAATTACACAAATTCGGGATAGCAACCCCGTAAAAAGTTCTGATTTAACAAATCAGGAGCAAAACAATGACCAAACAAGTCGATAAAGACGAAAACTTTATGAAAAATGAGTGGGGAACACAGTTTTTATCAAGTGAATATGGTTGGGAGGAAAAAATAGAGAAGCAAAAAATGCTTCGTGAGATCGCAAATGATGATCTAACACCAAAAAAACACGATTTCTACCATCAAAACGAAATTCACTCAAAAATTCGCAATGATGAGGACTATGATGATTGGGACTATGGAACAGAACCCATCTATGAGTCCAAAAATTCATAATAAATAAGACAGAATTATCATATCTAATGCCACTCGAAAGGGTAAGTCAGGGTTTTAAGGATATTAGTATGTCATTTCAGGTTAATCCCCTGAATAGTGACCTGATTGCCCTTAAGAATGAAACTGCAATCTCTCGTTCTATTCGTAATATCGTGTTTACTGTGCCTGGAGAGAAGTTTTTTAATGAAAACTTTGGTTCTAGAATCTCTCAGAGTTTATTTGAAAACGTTGATGAGATTTCTGCATCAACAATTGCCGATGAAATTCGTAATTCAATTCGTAATTATGAACCAAGAGTTCAATTAGTGAGTGTCGATGTTTATCCAGACTATGATAATAATTCTTTTGATGCAGTTATCGTTTATAATATTATTGGAGCAGATGTTCCTGCTCAACAGTTACAATTTGTATTGCAACCTACAAGGTAAATGCCACTAGTAAACTTTACAAATCTGGATTTCGACCAGATTAAAACAACACTTAGGGATTATCTTAAGTCAAACTCAAACTTCACTGATTATGACTTTGAAGGGTCTAACCTTTCAACAATTCTTGATGTCCTGGCATACAATACCTACATCACTTCATATAATGCAAATATGGTTGCAAATGAAGTGTTCATTGATAGTGCAACACTTAGAGAGAATGTCGTTGCACTTGCAAGAAATATTGGATATGTACCAAGATCAAAAAAAGCAGCAAGAGCAACAGTAAGTTTTTTCGTAGATTGTTCAAATATCACTCCAGCACCAGTATCACTAACTCTTAAGAAGGGCCCTGTTGCAAGTACTTCTGGAACATTTGGCAATCAGTCTTTTGTTTTTTCAATTTTAGAAGATATTACTGTTCCTGTTTATGATAACATTGCAGAATTTAATGATATTGCAATTTTTGAAGGAATTTTATTAACTTCTAACTTTACTTACACAACTCGCAATCCAAATCAAAGATTTATCTTACCAAACTCAGGTATTGATACAAATCTAATCTCTACAATTGTAAAAAATAATCAGCAATCGACAGTTTCTGTAAAATATAATCAACAAGATAGTCTTTTCGAAATTGATAAAGAATCTGAAGTTTATTTTCTACAAGAAATTGAAGATGAAAGATATGAATTGATTTTTGGTGATAATGTGTTTGGTAAGGCACTGCAAGACGGAAATTATATTGAAGTTTCTTACATTACAACAAATGGCGACTCTGCAAATGGAGTCAGTCAGTTCACATATTCGGGAAGAATTGTTTATACAAGAAATTCCACTGAATATACAGTAACATCTGGTATTTCTCTACTCACAACTGGATTACTATCCTCTGGTGGAGAAAATATTGAATCTGTAGAGTCGATTAAGAAGTATGCACCAAGAATTTATTCTTCTCAAAATAGAGCAGTTACTGCAAATGATTACGAAACTCTAATTCCATCAAAAATTTATCCAGAAACAGAATCAATATCAGTTTTTGGTGGAGAAGAATTAATTCCACCTCAATATGGAAAGGTATTCATTAGTATTAAACCAAGAAGTGGCGATTTTCTTTCGAACTTAGTCAAAGAAAATATTAAATTAAAACTTAAAAAATATTCTGTTGCAGGAATTGTTCCTGAAATTTTAGATCTTAAGTATCTTTATATTGAAACAGATTCAAAAGTATATTACAACACAAATCTTGCTCCAAGTGCATCTTATGTTTCAAGTGTTGTTCAATCAAATGCAAATAAGTACGCAGAATCAACTGAATTGAACAAGTATGGTGCAAGATTTAAATACAGCAAGTTTTTAAAGATTATTGATGATAGCCACGAATCAGTAACTTCAAATATTACAAAGATTCAAATTCGAAGAGACCTTAGAGTTTCTTTGAATAGTTTTGCAGAGTATTCTATTGGATTTGGAAATGAATTTCATATCAATAGTATGTCAGGATATAATGTTAAATCTACTGCATTTAGAATTAGTGGAATTTCTCAGGATGTTTACTTAGCAGATGTTCCAAACACAGATAGAGTGACTGGTTCTATCTTCTTCTTTAATGTTCCGAGTGCAAATTCGACCACACCAACAATTCTCAGAAGAAATGTTGGATCAATCAACTACAAGTCTGGAATTATTACGTTAAATCCGGTCATTATTACTTCAGCAAAACAAAAGGATGGTCAACCAATCATTGAAATATCAGCGACTCCAAAGTCAAATGATGTGATTGGATTACAGGATTTGTATTTGCAACTAGATATTAGTAAGAGTAATTTTGAAATGGTTATTGATGAGATTTCCTCTGGATTAGACCCTTCGGCATCAAATTACATTGTATCATCAAGTTACACTAACGGGAATTTAGTAAGATTATAATCAAATGACAGAAAAAAGAATTCAGTTCAGCAACATTGTTCAGAATCAACTTCCTGCTTATGTTAGGGAGGAATTTCCGTTAATATCTGAATTTTTATCTCAATATTATATCTCACAAGAATTTGAAGGTGCTCCTGTTGATCTAATTCAAAACATAGATCAATATGTAAAGGTTGATGAAATTGCAAATAACACAGAATTTGTATATCTTGCTTCAGCAATTACTGATGTTGATGACACTATCACTGTTGATGTTGGACAAAATCCCGAAGGAACCTTAGATTTCCCAGATTCTTATGGATTGATTCAAATTGATGATGAAATCATCACATATACTGGGAAAACCACAAATTCATTTACTGGTTGTATCAGAGGATTTAGTGGTATTACTTCTTATACTACTCAAAATGCACCAGATCAATTAACATTCAACTCATCAGAGTCTTCTTCACATAACTCTGGTGCAAAGATTGTAAATTTAAGTTCTTTGTTTCTCAGAGAATTTTTATCAAAAATCAAATATCAACTTTCTCCTGGATTTGAAGATAGATCTCTGTATTCTGGTTTAAACCAGGCTGTCTTTTTAAAACAAATAAAAGATTTTTATCAGAGCAAAGGTACTGATGAATCTTTTATTATTCTTTTCAAGGTTTTATATGGCAAAGACGTTAAAATTATAAAACCAAAAGAAAATCTCTTTAGACCATCAGATGCTCAGTATAGACTCACGAATGATATTGTTGTTGAAAGCATCTCTGGAGACCCCACTAACTTAACCAATCAAACTTTATATCAAAATGCATATGGTGATATCACATATGCTCGTAGTCCAATTACCTATGTTGAAAGAATAATTTCTGGAGTTGGTAACACATATTACAAGTTAAGTTTAGATGCTGGATATGATAGAGATATCATTGCTAACGGCGCAACTGTTGGAAAGTTTACTGTTCACCCAAGAACAAAAATAGTTGGGCCTGTTGCTGTAGGAGTTAGTGTCTTTGATGTAGATTCAACTGTTGGATTCTCCTCAAGCGGCGAACTTCTGATTAGTTATGGTGACAATACCACAGGAGTTGTTACTTATACCTCAAAGTCATTAACACAATTTTTTGGATGTTCTGGTGCGTCTAAAACCATTCTAGATGGAGCAACTATTGGTATCAATACATATGCAAATGCTTTTGATCTTGATGGTTCTTTAGTTAAATTAAGAGTCACTTCTGTTTTAAACTCCACCGAAATTCTTGGAGATACTCGTTATCACGTTAAAGATGATACATCCGTTATTAGAACTTTAGGTGTTAATACAAAAGATATTACTTCTGAAAATTGGTTCTTTAATGTTCCAATTTCATACGAAGTTAAGACATTATCATCTCGCGGAACAAATGATGTATATGATGTAACAACTAAAAATGAAAATGTTTTGAAGATCGGAGACAGAATCAATGTCATTTCAAATTCTGGATCTATCAAAACATCCACAATCATTGATGTAACCTCAAGCACTACATTTACAATCAAAGGGCAAGGAGATCTTTCATTAACAGATACTTATATCGTTAAAAAGAATCTTCTCAAAACAAATTCTACATATTTCCCAGCGACTTCTACAATTAATACAAACGTACAAAACGTATATAAGATTCAGCAAAAAACTCTAGTTGCTTCACCATCAATCCCAAGTTATTATAATCAAACATTAAGCACCACAGATAGATCAGTAACATTCTCTGGATCTTTCTCCGGTGATACATTTACAATAACACCAAATTCTGACCACGGATTCTATACTGGTGATAGTGTGTATTACACTCCAGTATCTTCTACAAACTCTTTATTTGATGAAGGATTATACTTTGTTAAGAGAATTGATTCCAACAGAATTCAATTAGCAAAAAGTAGATCAAACATCTTTAATAACTTATTTGTATCAGTATCAAGTAGCACAACTGTATCGAATAATAAAATTGAATTCTATGATTTTAGATTAAAAACTCTGAATACTCAAAAAATCCTAAGAGAAATAGATACACCAATTAATGATGGAAGTTATTATGAAACAAATCCAGGATATACTGGAGTTTTAATTAACGGCGTAGAGATTTTAAACTACAAAGCAAGTGAGTCAATTTATTATGGGGAACTAGAAGGAGTAGAAGTTATTGCTCCTGGTTCAAATTATGATATTATCAATCCACCAGTCTTAGCAATTTCAGATTCTGTTGGAACTGGAGCGACTGGTTTCTGTGCGATAAGTGGATCTTTACAAGAAATTAGAATTGTAGATCCTGGATTTGATTATCTAGATGTGCCTATCGTTAAGATTACCGGTGGCAATGGCTTTGGTGCAAAAGCATATGCCAATATGAAGTTGATTAATCACGAATCCTCATTCAATTCTCAAGGCAATGCGGAGTTAGTTGGTATTGGAAGTGCATTATCAACTATTGGATTTACAACATATCATAAATTCAGAAATGCAGAAAGAGTTATCTACAAAACAGATAGTCAAAGAGGTGTTGGTGGACTCTCAACAGATTCTTCATATTATGTTTCTGTAAAAGATAATTTTACAATCAAACTGCATAATACCTTAGGTGATGCTATTTCTGGTATTAACACCATTGTTCTATCATCATATGGTATTGGTAACCATAGATTCCAATCATATAACCAAAAATCTATTTTAAAATCAATCAATATTGAAAATTCTGGTTCTGGTTATGAAAACAAGAAGAGAACAACTACACATTTAGGAATCAATACTTCATTATCTCAAGTAGAAATCAATTCACACGATTATAAGTCTGGAGAAACTGTGGTTTATACTACAGACTTCACTCCTATTGGTGGTCTATCAACAAGCACCAACTACATCGTAACCAAGGTCAATGATAATACATTTAAATTATCTACCGTTGGTGTCGGAACTGATTATGATTTCTACTATAAGACAAAGCAATATGTCGAATTAACAACAGTTGGACTTGGCACACACGTCTTCAACTATCCAGAGGTAAAAGTAGAACTGATTGGAAATGTTGGACTATCATCAATTGGAACAAAAACATTTGATGCTTTAGTTCAACCTATTTTTAGAGGTCAAATCACCTCGGTTCACTTAACTTCAAATGGTGTTGGATATGGATCTTCCGAGATCATCAATTTCTACAGACAACCTTCGTTTACCTTGAAGTCTGGGAAGAACGCACAATTAAATCCAATCGTATCATCAGACGGAAAGATTATAGAGGTTTTAGTTGATAATGTAGGTTCCGAATATAATTCTCCCCCAACTTTAACCATTCAGGGTTCTGGTTCTGGTGCAGTAGTAACTCCAGTAATCACTAATGGCCAATTAACTTCAGTAAAAGTAATTGAAGGTGGTTCTGGGTACGCTCAGGGATCTACTTCAATCACAGTCACTTCAGCAGGATCTTCTGCAGAGTTTAGTGCAAAAATACAATCTTGGACCGTTAACTTATTCAAGAAATACTATTCATCAATCACTCCAGATGATGGTTTTATAGTAAAGGGTCTTAATGATAAATTTGGTCTTCAGTATTCTCACATCTATGCTCCAAGAAAATTAAGAGAAATTATTCAACCATCAGATCAAAGTGGCAATAAAGTATACGGCAAAACTGATCTTGCAAAAACAAATAACATAGAGGCAAATTCAACAAGTCACTCTCCTATAATTGGATGGGCATATGACGGAAATCCAATATATGGTCCTTATGGTTACATTACAAAAACTGGTGGAGTTGTTGCTCAATTAAATTCTTCATATGTACTTGAAAGCAAATTAAACAGACCATCTTCTACATTATTTGAATCTGGATTCTTTATAGAAGATTTTACTTATTATAAAAAATCAAGTGATACTTTCCTTGATGAAAATAATGGTAGATTCTGCGTAACTCCAGAATTTCCAAAAGGAACATATGCGTATTTTGCCACATTCGAAACATCTGCAGATAGTGGTGGCAAATTCTCTGGATACAAGCAACCAAAATTCCCATATTTGATTGGTAATTCATTTAAGTCAAAACCAAATGAATTCAATTTCCAAAAAGATTCAAATCAAGATGATCTGGATCTAAATCAAACTAATTGGGCTAGAAATACTTATTTCTACAATTTGATAAACGGTACGGCATCTTACTCATACATTACGATTCCCAACGAATTAAATCAAACAGTAGATGTTAAATTTGCAACACCTGGATTTGTAGAATCTGTAGGTATTGTAACCGGTGGGCAAAATTATAAGGTAAATGATGAACTAGTCTTTAACAACACAGACACTCAGGGAGATGGTGCGAGTGCTAGAGTTTCTAGACTTAGCGGAAAGGCAGTTTCTTCAGTAAGTGTTGCTACTAGCTCAATTTCCAATACGGAAATCTATCCTGGAGAAAATAAAGGTGATTATATTATTTTTGCAGAGAATCCACACAACTTCAAAAATAACGATAAAATCTCAGTTTCTGGATTAAATACAACTTCATCATTGCTAGAGGGATTTTATCAAATAGGAATATCTACAAATATACTCACTCTTTCTGGTATTGGTACAACTTCAGGGACCGTTACGACAGGAATCGGGAGCACTGGAATCACTGGTATTATAACTTATATTAATGTAAAGGGTACTTTAACTTATCCAAATATAAAAGAAAATGATATTTTAACGATTGAAAGTGAAAGAGTCAAAGTCCTTAATGTTGATAGACTGAATTCCAGAATTAGAGTTATTAGAGCCTATCAAGGAACTTCCGGAGTCGCACATACAGCGTCTACTTCTATAAAAGAATCTTCAAGAAAACTTACAATCAATGCAGGTTATAGAACCTCATACGATTATAGAATTAACAAGCAACTATATTTCAATCCAATTGATGCTGTTGGTTTAGGTACATTATCTGGTGTTGGAATTGGTACGACCATCACATTCAGCAATCCTGGAGCAGGCATTACTCAAATATTCATTCCAACGAAATCAATTTATATTCCAAATCACGGTTTAGAAACTGGAGATCTTGTTACTTATTCAAACAATGGCGGTTCTTCACTTGTAGTTTCGGCAACAGGAGTTGGGACCACATCTCTTGGAGATCAATCATCTGTTTACATCGCAAAAATTTCAGATGATCTGATTGGTATTGCTACTATTAGAGTTGGTTTAGGTTCTACTGGTACTTTTGTTGGTATTGCTAGCACTCAGAGATCTCAATCAACTCTACACTTCATCAGCAATGGTTCCGGAGTTTACCATAGTTTTAAAACTAACTTTAGTGTAATTACAGGCACAATTGAAAGGAATATTGTTACTGTTTCCTGTGCTAGTACTCACGGACTGACCAACGATGATGCTGTTCATATTAATGTGAATCCAGTAATTACAACAACCTTTACAGTTAAGTATGATGACTATAACAGAAAGGTAGTTGTTAATCCTAAATCATTTGCTGGTGTGACTACATCCACAAATACAATCACAATATCTAATCACGGATTCTATAATGGTCAAAAGGTAATTCACACATCAACTGCCCCATCTGGCGGTCTACAAAATGAAGGTGAATACTTTATTGTTAGACTTGATAAGAATAACTTTAAATTATCAAGCACATTCTATGGAGCAACTCAACTTGTACCTACAATTGTTGGTATTACAAGTTCTTCGACTGGAAATATTTCCCCAATCAATCCAGCACTAACTCTTTACAAGAATTCTCAAGTTACATTTGATCTATCAGATTCTTCTTTATCTTATCTAAACCAATCTCAGAGATATCCTGCATTTAGTTTAGATTTCTATGGAGATAGTAACTTTACTCAAATTTTTGAATCCAGCAGCGAACAGAATACCTTTGAAGTGCAAAAGTCTGGTACTGTTGGAGTATCAACAAATGCTAAGGTTACTTTAACGGTCAACAATGATATTCCACAAAAACTATACTACAAACTTACTCCAATATACGAAAGCACAATTCCAGACGAAAAGAAAGAAATAAGCATCGATACTGAAGTTCTTCTGAATAATCAAGTTGAAATACTTGAAAGCGAATATAATGGCGATCAAGTCATAACATCAATTTCATCAACTACTTTTACTTACACTCTACCACAAACTCCAGAAAATTCATCATATGTAAGCACTGCATCAAGTATCAGTTATACCACTGATTCGACGAGTGCATTTGGTTCAATTGCAGAAATTGAAATCATAAACAAGGGAAGAAATTATTATGCACTTCCTGGAATTTCGACGGTTGTTTCAACAGTTGGTACAAATTCAATCTTAGAGGCATCTAGCACTTCAATTGGAAAAATCAAGAAAACGAAGATCAATAATATTGGATTTGATTTCCCAAGCGACTTTACTCTGAGACCAAGTGTTTCTTTAAATCAAACAATCAAAGTAGAACCCCTATCTTCGTTCAAATCGATTGGAATTACTTCATTTGGTAGGGGTTACTCATCTGCACCAAAACTTCTAGTGTTCGATGGAAAGACCAATAATTTAGTTCCCGAAGTTGATCTTAAATACACTCTTGGACAAAATCAAGTTGAAATTCGTAAGAACTCTTATGGATTGAATAATACAACTCCAACAATTCTTCCAATACAGAATACAAATGGCGTTGGAATTGGATCAATCAAATACAATTCGGTCACCAAAGAAGTTACTGTTACTTTATCAGTAGGATTTAGCACTGCAGATTCATTCCCATTCAATGTGAATGATAAAGTTATGATCGAGGGAATCAGTGTTGGTGTAGGATCAACAGGAATTGGTTATAATTCCGAAAACTATAACTACAAATTATTCCCACTTACTTCAATAACAGAAAATAGAGGTGGAATTGGATCAGTATCTTACAGCCTTGATGGAATTCTGACAGATTCTCAGATACCAGGAACTTATGATGTTGTTAATTCATCTGGAAGAATAATACCAGAAAAATACTTCCCAAGTTTTGATATTCAACTTCAAAAGAATGATTATCTAATTGGAGAAGCAATCAAATCTAAGAGTACAACTGGTTATGTTGATGGATGGAATCCAATTGTAAATCAACTCAGAGCAGTATCTAAAGAAAACTTTGTTGTTGGAGAAATTATTGAAGGAGTAACATCTAAAACTCAAGGTATTGCAAGTATTGTAGACACCAGTGATTCATTCTTTAGATTAGACTCCTCATCCTTGGTCGATAATGGGTGGCAGCTTAGTGCTGGATTCTTGAATACCAATTCGGAGAGAGTACAAGATAGTGATTTCTATCAAAACTTCTCATATTCGATTAAGTCGCAAGTAAGTTATGATGATTGGAAAGATGCTGTTAGTACCTTAAACCATACAACTGGATTTAAGAAGTTTGCAGAATATCAATTAGAAACTAAGAATTCTAATTCAATGGCAGTGGGTCTTTCTACTGAAAAAACATATGTCGAGGTTATCAATGATATCACAAGTTTTGTAGATCTTAACTGTGTATCAGACTTTGATTTGGTTAGAGAAAATTCACTTGTTCGTAGCGGTGGAGGAACATTCTCAAATGAAATCACGTTCTCAAATAGAATTCTGACTGATTACTTTGAATCAACCGGCAACAGAGTTCTTTCAATTGATGATATAAGTTCCGAATTTAATAGCAATCCAAGGTCTACAAGATACTCAGAAGCTCATAGATTCTTACTGACTGACGCCAGAGCACAGAAGTATATCACTTATGTGAGTGATAGAAGATATACGGGCCAAAGACAATTGATGTTAGTAACACTCATTCACGGTGGTGGTATTGGATATCTCAATCAATACGCAAGACTAGAATCAACTTATGACTTAGGTGCATTTGATTTCATAGTTGAAGGATCTGAAGGGGTACTGACTTTTAATCCCACGAATTATTCAGTCAATGATTATAACATAACCACACTAACGTACAACTTAAAAGATACAATGCTTGGAATTGGTACATCCAATTTCGGAGATTTGGTGACGGTTAGAACAAATAGTGGATTTGTTTCTTCTGGATCTACTACAATCGTTGGTGTAGGTACTACTTACAATTCTGCTAAGATTTTAGTAGAAATTACTGGATCTAACGGTCAGTATGAATTTGATGAATTAAATCTTGTTCACGACGGAACAAACGTTGAATTACTCGAATATGGACAAGTCACTAATCATTCAATCGATGCATATTCGAGTTCTGGTTTAGGTACATATTATCCATACATTTCAGGATCTCAACTTAAGGTTGATTTTTATCCCAACGCTGGTATTGCAGTTACCTTCAACACGTTCCAAACACTCCTTGGCGGATCTGCATCGGGAATTGGTACTTATGATATGAAACACGCCCGACTTCAGGGTATGTCCACTTCAATATCTTCCTCTGGATCACCTGTTGCAACATCAATAATTGAATATTCTGGTGGTTATGATTGTTCATATAGTTTAATTCAGGTCGCTGATACTACAAACAACAGATATCAATTATCCGAAATTGTAGTTCTAGATGATGAAACAGATGAAAGTTCTGGAGAAACTTATATTGTTGAATTTGGAAACGTAGAAACCAATTCAGGTCTTGGAACATTTGGAGTTAGAAAAAATGCATCTACTACTGAATTAACATTCACACCTCTAGCAAATATCGACGTAAGAGTTGTTGGATTCTTCAATGCACTTAAAATTCAAGACGATGATAAAGACACGATAGAATTCAATAATGGAAGTATTGAAACAAATTATAATACTTACTCCGGAACCGAAAGAGACATTAAACGTGCATTTGATTTAAAACACAAAGGATATCAAATCTTTAGAAGAGATTTTGATGGTAGCAATGTTTCTATTGCAAATACTCTTACAGATTCCATCACTCTCCCAAATCACTTCTTTGTTACTGGAGAACAAATTGTTTATACATCTCCTGGTACAGGAACCACTCAAGCAATTGGGATTGCATCAACAGATTTTGGAGTTGGTATTGGAACAACAGATAGATTACCATCTAGTGTTTATGTCGTAAAAGTCAATGAAAATGCGATTAAACTTTCAAGAAGTGCAGAAGATGCTCTAAGTCTGACGCCAAAAGTTTTAAACTTAACATCTGTTGGTATAGGAACTTCTCACGCATTTATATCAACAAATCAAAACGCAAAAGTTATTGTTGCAATTGATAATCTTATTCAGTCTCCTATTGTTTCTACAGCACAAACAACCACATTAGCAATTAATGCATTTAGCACTGACGATTTAATTTATGTAAGTGGAATAACTTCATTCTTCGGCGGCGACTTAATTGAAATTGGAAGTGAAATTATGCGAGTTGATTCTGTAGGTGTTGGAAGCACCAATGCCCTCAGAGTTCGTAGACCTTGGTTAGGAACTGCAATTGCTGGATATTCTACAGGAACTTTAGTTACTAAAGTCATTGGAAACTATAACATTGTAGATAACACTTTAAACTTCACAGAGGCTCCATATGGAAACATTCCTTTTGGAACAAGCACCAATCCTCCCGATGAAAGAGATTGGACTGGAATATCTACAAGTTCAAAATTCCAAGGAAGAACTTTCTTAAGGTCAGGAACTCCAGCAGGTTCTAGTGAAACATATTCTAAGAATTATGTGTTCAATGATCTGTCAAATCAATTTAATGGTAAAACTAAGACCTTTACCCTAAAATCAAATGGCTCTAATGTAACTGGTATTTCTACGGAAAATGCAGTCATTCTCTTAAATGATATCTTCCAAGGTCCTGGATTAACAAATGACTATAATTTATCAGAATCTGCAGGAATAACATCAATCACTTTTACTGGGGTTGGAGTTTCTGCTGCTTATGACGTGAACACAGCATCTATACCAGCTGGAGGTATAATTGTATCTGTAGGATCCACTGAAGGATTTGGTTATCAACCTCTAGTCTCCGCTGGAGGAACTGCAATTGTTTCTGGACTCGGAACCATTTCATCCATTAGCATTGGTAATAGTGGTTCTGGATATAGATCAGGAGTTCAGGTTGTACGTGTCGGAGTTGCAACATCATCAACAGGGACGCCAATTGTTCAATTTATTGGAACTGCTACTGTTAGCAACGGCCGCGTCGTTAGTATTGCAGTCACTAACCCAGGAACAGGATATACATCAACAAATCCACCATATGTAGTCATCGATGCACCACTGTCTTATTCAAATCTACCTCTTGTTTATAGTTCTTCTTCGGTAACTGGTGTTGGGACTCAAGCAACGATTGATGTTGTTGTTGGACAAGGATCTAGCGTAATCGACTTTGAAATCAAAAATCTTGGGTATGGATATGGCCAAGGCGAAATACTTACCGTTTCTATTGGTGGAACTGTAGGAATTCCAACTGATCCAACAAAGACCTACAAGGAATTCCAACTCTCAATTCAAAACACGATCAGTGATAAGTTTACTGGATGGTCAATTGGAGAACTGCAAGTATTAGATAACATCGAAAATCTATTTGATGGCAACCGCTTAACATTCCCAATAAGAGTTGCTGGATCACTAATTTCAATCAGAGCGGCTAAAGGATCACCAATCAACGTTCAAGATAACCTACTCATATTCTTAAATGATGTTCTTCAAGTTCCAGGATCCGGATATATTTTCAATGGCGGTAGTGTAATTACATTTACAGAAGCACCAAAATCTGGAGATACCTGCAAACTCATCTTCTATAAGGGTAGTGGTTCAATCGATGTTGTTGAAAGAAATATATTGGAAACAGTCAAGGTTGGTGACGAATTAACTATTGGTTACGATCCAGGCCTTGGACAATCTCCAACCCTACAAGAAGATGAAAGAACAGTTAATTCAATAGAATCGACTGACATTGTAAAAACTTTACCATATTATGGACCAGGACTAGCAAATAATGTGCTTACAACAAGACCCGTAACTTGGTGTAGACAAACTGAAGATAAAATTGTTGATGAAAAAGAAGTTGGTAAGGATAGAATTCTATATGAAGCTTCAATTTATCCATCTTCATATCTAATTCAATCTGTTGGAATTGGATCTACTGTCGCATTCGTTGATTCTATCCGCCCATTCTTCAACCCAATCAACGAAAATAATATCTCACTAACATTCCAAAAAGATATCGTCATCATATCACAAGATAGCAAAATTGCTGCGGCAGCAACCGCTGTTGTTTCAACGGCAGGGACTATCTTTTCGATACAGATTTCTGATGGAGGATTTGGTTATACGAGCACTCCAACAGTAACTATAGAAAATTCTGTTGGGTTTGGATCAACTGCTGTTGGTATTGCATCAATAACTGCGGGCATTGTAACTTCAATTTCAATCACTGGACCAGGAACTGGGTATACTTCAACAAATGCTCCAAATGTTCTAATTTCTCCACCATCTTTCTCCGTAGAGGAAAATACGGTCAATAGTTATGAAGGAGACTTTGGATTCATTAGTGGTATTTCAACAACAACTGTTGGAGTCGCTTCAACTGGAATAGTATTTGATTTTGTAATTCCAAATGATTCTCCACTCAGAAATGCTTCACTCACTGGCGTAACAACAATCAGCGGAATTACAACTGGTTATTACTTTGTTGTTCATAGTTCTAATGTTGGTAAAGGAGTTACATCACTGAATTCTAATGGATCAGTCATTGGAATAGGGACGACTTTCTTAGATAACGTTTATCAGGCAGTAGCAGTTTCTATTGCACAAACTGCAGTTCCTGGTTTAGGCATAACCCACGTTGCAAAGATAACAGTAAGCCTCACATCTTACAACAATCTTTCTGGAATTGGATATAGTAATTTCTATGGTGAATATAGTTGGGGAAGAATTTCTCTCAGTAGCAGAGAGAGGGAAGTTTCTTATAATGCATATAACACAAATGGTTACACTGGAATAGCAACTGGAACGATGTTTAGAAGAAGTTCTCCTCTTAAATACCTCAATTACATTTCATAAATAGATAAAAAACTGCTCAAATGGCTGCAATTATAACTGATCAGATTAGAATATTAAATGCTAAGA